AGTAACGTTAGGAGCGAGTGTATATCCAGCACCAGCATTCGTATACCTGATGGCAGACAACTCTCCATAAACATTAAGGACAGCAACAGCAGTAGCGTTGATTCCACCTGAAGGAGCAGTGGTAATGCCCACAGTTGGTGTAGAACCGTATCCAACACCACGATTAGTAATGTTAGGTAATCCGAGAGACCCTTCATTAATAATTGCTGTTGCGGCAGCACCTGTACCATATTCATTCTGGGAACGAATTGTAATTACAGGAGGATCAACATAACCAAATCCAGGATTAGTGATCTCAATCCTATCAATTGATTGTCCAACTTGACCACTTCTTCTGGTCATGACTGCAACAGCAGTAGCATTTATACCATTTGTTGGAGCAGTGGAAATACCAATAATTGGTGGAACTGTATATCCTGTTCCATCATTAATAAGATCAATTTGATTGACAGAATTTCCTTCTGAGAGAACAGAAAGATCTGTTGCTCTCTGCATAGTAGCAGTTGCTGTAGATGCTCCAAGTTCCACCATTGTGAGTTTGGTAGTAAAGATAAAATCAGATACTGCAAGATCGACTTCTTCGATTCCAGTATCGACCAGTTCGTCCTGAGCAGCATCGAATACTTCACAACTCAACTGATATACGAATAACTTATTCAGTTGATAGAATGGTTTCTTTGCCTCTACATACTTGATCTCAAAAATAGTGTTATCAAGGGGTAAGTAAATTAAGTCGCCTTCTGCAGGTCTAGATGAAACTATGACATCTTCACCTTGCAAAAATGGACTGATGAAGTCTTCATATCTTTCCTTTGAGATAATCAGTGTAATTTGGTCTGTTGACTGTACACCAAACTTTGATAAAATATCTCCATTACCAGCAAATCCATCATAGTTTGCTAAGTATGCTTCCATTCTGAATGAGTCGTCAAACTCACTTGCAATTGCTTCATTCAGAATAGCATCTTGATTTACCATCTTCCTAGGAAGATAGATAACGTCTTGTCCGTATATTTTTAGTTGCTCATTAATTAGATCCTGAACCAGTCTCTGTTCACTTTGGGATCCTTGTAAGAAGTAAGAATTTAAAGGCATGATTCATCAACCTATCAGATCGAGAGGTGGTTCCTCATATGTATCTCTGAGTTCTTTTTCATATTGTTCTATCTCTGCTAATGCATCATCATATAATTGTCTTCCATTTAACTGAACTCCACCAGGAAGAGATACACCTTGGAATTTAATCAAGTTTTGTCCCCACTGTCTCTTAATTAATGCAGTAGTATATTTCTTTAACCAAGAGTCATTATATACCGCTGCTGCATCAGAAGGATCAACTAATCTATAGCAATCGAGTACAATATAGTCGTCATCACTAAATGAACTCCAGTCAATATCGATATATAATCTTCCATTTTTTCTGTTAAATCTCAATTGCACATCTGGTGTAATTAATCTACTAATATCTTCCAGATATGTTTTAGTCATCGTATAATTTAACAGGTCAAGTGCTCCATAATAATACAGGTCATTCAGGAACAATTGATATTTGATGTTAAACAGACCACTTGAAATGGTGCTGGCATCCGTCTTAAAGACTTTATTGATTCCGATAACGTGCTCTGGGAGTTGAAGGAAGTTCTGACCTTCATCCCAAGATACGGATGCAACACCAACACTAGAGGTTGCTGTTGTAGTAGTGATGCCACTTTTTAATATTTCTTTCTCTGCTTCTGTAACCTTATGCTTTAAGAATACTCTCTGAATACCGTCATAATGAAAATCTTGGAACTTCTGAACCGCATCATCGACTAAATCATCAATTTGATCGTCATCAACATTAATTTCCAAGACAGGATATCCCAATCTCCTAAGAGAATAATCGATCAATTCTTGTCTGGTCGATGGTTTACTCATTCGTCGATACCTGATTCCTGATATTTAATCTGTTTTTGCAACTCAGCATAATCTTTAGATAGAGACTCAAGTTTTGATTCCAAAAGAATATTCTGATTGGTTAAAGATGAAATTTTAGAATGATAATTTTTAATTAAGATATTCACATCAACATCGTTCATGGTCAGAAGGTTCCTCCATCTACAGTGTTAGTCCACATTGGTTTATTAGTAAAGTTAATCGTTACACCATCAGGTGTAATGCCAGTGCCCGTGCCATTTTTAATTAGGTCAGCAGAATCAGTGAATGTTCCGTTAACACCAATCAATACAATAGTTGTACCACCAGTTACTGCATCCTTAACTACACCTTGTTGTGATCCACCCGCTTGAGTGATTTGATCACCTGCAGCAACTGTAATTGCAGAAGGCAAAGTAAGAGTGATTTGAGTAACAGCAGTCAAAATCTGTGTAGAAGTTCTAACAGTTGATGCTGTACCTGGATTATTGGTTGAAGACTGTAAACCATTAGCATCAAAGTATACAATACCGTGAGTATTGTAATCTCCGGTTTGATAGTAGATACCCTTGATGTCAAGGTTACCTCTAGTTCCAGTTACAACACTACCGGTTACAGTGGCATCGGGAATGTAAGTAAGTGCTCTTGCAGGAGCAGAACTTCCCTCACCAGCACTATCATTGTATCCAAAGAATCCAACTTTGTTATTTCCTACTCCACTGCCAGTGTTGTAGTTGAATGAAATACCACGGTCTGTGTTGGTATCAAATCCGTGAGTTATAGTAACCTGTGTTGTTGTACTGATACCAGCAGACGCTGTACCAGTGTAAGTAACAACTTTAGTTCCTGTATTGTATGATGCAACAGTACCAATACCAGAAGCATCAATACCTGTTACTGCAAGTTGGTCTCCGGTGTTAATACCAGCAACGGAGTCCAGAGTAATTGTATTGGCACCAGCACTTACAGTCGCCATGACTGTTCTTGTGCTAGTTACGTCTCCAATATTAAAGATGGAGTCGTTCACAGTAACATTATTTGAGTTAACGGTAGTTGTCGTACCATCAACCTGCAGGTCACCTTTAACGATAACCGTACCTTCATTACTTAAACCATCGGGAAATGGGTCAATGAAGAGTGTGTTTCCGCCACCTGACTTGGTGGAGATAACGTTGGATGAAATACCAACGTTGTCGAAGAATACTGGTGAGTTTTCCCACTGCCATTGAGCGCCAGTAACTCTAATGGCATTTGTGCCATCTTCGTCATATTCGATACTGGCATCCTTACTTGTACCAAAGGTAAGTTTGGTATCATCAGGAATGACAATCTCACCGGTTCCATTAGGATCAACGATGATGTCTCCATCAGTATCAGTTGAAGAAAGTGTATTTCCGTCTAATCTTAAATTATCTACGTTCCACTGATCAACCTTCCGGTTTTGATCAAGAATAGCAACGAAACCGTTTGCTGGTGTTGATGGGTTTGTCTGACCAGCAACAAGACCAGGTGCGATACTCAGCAGATCGGTGTAATAGCGACCACCAACTACTTGAACGTTTGATGAATTGTCACCAGCGAAGAGTCTTCCGCCCTTATTACCGTGAGTGCCAACTCCAACGGTAAGACCTAATTCACCAAAGTTGAGACTACCAGGAGCAGTGGTGCCTGTAGATCTTTTTACTCTAATTATACTTGCCATGGCTTAGAAATTTCCTCCATTAATATCCAGATTTTGGGTTGATCCAGGCGTAAGTTCCAAAGTTGCCTCCCATTTTTGGGCGGTAGAATTATAGACCAGAACCATTCCGTTCTGAAGTCCAGAAACGTCAACATCAGCTAATCCACCTAAAGTTCCGCCACCCCCGGCAAATGAGGATAGAACCTTAATCGCATTCTGTGATCCAACTCTGACTTTAATGTCTGCCATATTTTTTAACTAGTGGTAACTCCAGCAGTAACGATTGCACTACCTTCAACTACTCTTGTCTTTACAGATCCATCATCAAGTAATAAATCGTAAACATACCTTCCAGGTTTCAATGCACCAGTTGTAGTAGCTCCTAGAGATATTTTCACCTGTCCTGCTGCCCTATTGGGAAACATAACAGAAAAAGTTGCTGTATTTTTTAAAGAAGCAGCGTGCTTCTTCATCATGGCAGTACCAGTGTAACCAGTTAAATCTAATGGTGCGTTAGCACTATTCTCAAGGTTAAATGACTGGTCAAAGTTAGCACCACCTTCGATAACAATGTTGCTTACATATGCTGCCATTACTACAATCAGTTAGAATCTATACTACTGGTATTTATAAATCATTTTTTCACGAAAGATAACAGAAGAGACTTTATCTCCTCAATATCAGATTTCATACTATCAACATCGTCCTTCAGTTGTTTCATTTCCATCTTTTCTCTATACTTTGCCTCTGAAACTCTCATGAATTTGTCAAATTCACTTTGGTTTTGATTAACAATAGCATTACTATTCACATCCCTATAAAGGGATGTGTCTGTATCAACTTTCAAATATTTGGTCATTAGTTAGAAGCGAAAGATCTAAGGGCAATTGATCTGAAGTTCTTCAATCTAGGTGCATCTGCCTGATTTGTAGAAGTCATAACAACCTTAATCATAAATCCATTAAACTGTGGTGTATTTTCGGCAGTGAATTTGTATTCACTAAATCCGTTTTCAGTTTCATTTGGATTTACAGTTTTGTCTGGAACTCCAGTAGTGTTAAATGGGATGTAAGTCTGTTCAGAATCATTACCATCTTTCCTATAGAGTTTATAGAATACACGGAAGTTTGCGTCTGCTCCTCTATGTCCATCAAATTGTACGAGAAGAGAGTTGGAAGCAAACTCCAAATCAATTCTTCTAGTTTCATAGATTGCAGCGTTAGGATCAAATCCAGGAATATTGACTCTACTATCGGTTTCATAGTCTTCAACTTTATCATTGATAAGATTACTGACTGCAATAATATTAGTAGTATCGAGATCAACTAATGGAGAAACATCTTCGTTAGTAGTTGACATTATCACTTCAAGTGCAAATGACTTATTACCACTAAGAAGACCAGACTCATTAACTTTAGAAGCAACGATTCTTGGAGAATCAAGACGATTTAATTTACCAAATGTAATTGGTTCATATCCAAGATCTTGGAATGATGCTTCTGTTCCACTCAGACTTGTACCAGAAGTTGTTTTAATTCTTGCAGAAATGGATGTTCCTGAAGGATTAATCATGTTAAAGTTGGGATTAACATACTCAAATGGAATGTTCTGTGAAACCTGAACATCATTACCACCAACTGCTCTAGTCACATTAAACATCTTATCTGTATCAGAAAGACTTACGTAGTAACTATTAAATGTCTTTTCTCTTGGATCAATGTCATGTTCTTTGTTAACTTTCCGCAGAGAAACACCACCGACTTCATATTTGTAGACATTTGCGTTCTGTGCGTGATTTGATCTCAGACTACCATCAACTGTACGAGTTAAATCAGTGATGTCATTTCCACTGACTGACTCATAACCGATAATTTCCTTATCAATATAAAGGTAACCAGTATTACCAGAACCAACAGTAGATCCCTCAAATGTAGTAAATGCGGTCCCATCTACAACTTTAATGACTGAGGGAGAATCGACAATCTCTGCACTCAATCTAGTTGGTGCTACGTCACTCTCAACATTATAGACTCTGAGTTTATTTGTACTTGCGTGCATACCATGATTATGGTGATCAAACTCCATTGTTACACCATTTCTGATTAAATCGGGAGTAACAAAGTTTGGTGCAGTCATTGCCTTTGCAGATCCACCACTATTAGTGTGAGTGTAAGCAACACCAGCAGTAATATCAGTGGTAACGTTATCAACAATGAGTAAGTTAGTATCTGTTACACCGGAAACCGTAACTCTAACTCCTGAACCAGTTGCACCCAATTGATTCATAAGAAGAAGGTCGCCAACTTTATAACCACTACCACCATTAGTAACAGTGATTGTATTGACTGCACCACTCGCAACAGCTACAGTTGCTGTACAAGAACTACCAAATCCAGTAAGAGTTGTAAATCCAATTCCAGTAAATGTTCCGTTAGTAAGACCAACTCCAGCAGTTGGTTGTACCAATGCACTAGTATTTGTATTCAAAGGACCACCAGTGTCAAAAATTCTACCACTATTTCCATTTACCTGAGTAATTAAATTACCTGGTTCAAAAACTCTATTTGTGGTTGCAATACCAACAGTAACTCTCTTAGAATAGATTGTAATTGGATTGCTCTTTCTAATCTGTCCAACTGGTAATTCAGTATTGAAGAAGGTGACAGAGGTTGGAGTGTTAGTAACAAACTTTGCCTTATTAAGTGTAAACTTAAGGTCTTCCAACTGACTTGGAGTCCAGGTTGACTGGTTTTGTGACTTAAACAGTGAACCAAGATATGGTTGCTTATTGTAGACTGCCTTGAGAGCAAGATCTTCTTCACCCATTCTGGTGATAAATGTGTTGTACTTCTCTGTAGGAGCAATCAAGACAAGAGCATATTCATATCCAGATTGAAGATACACAGGAGTATCGAACTTAAAGTTAGTTGCAGAACTACCATCATCAGAAAGATTTACATCAGATGGTTCGATATTTACTTGACCGAATGGCACAACAGTTGTTGTTGGTGTACCATCTCTCATAGTTCTGATCTGAACTGTTACTGGTACAGTATTGTCCTTAGTCTTAAAGTACAGGTCTCCACCAGTAATGAATACACCATCAGACTTTTCATCAGTATCAACTAAGAATGATTGTGCAAGAGGGTCATACCAAGGACCGAAATTTTCTTCAGTTCTCTGAACTCTCTCAGTTCTAAGGTCCTGAGTAACTCTTGTAGCAGGTTGGTCTTGACCAATTTGTCTTCTTTCTACTTCTGCAGTCTTAATCGACAGAGTTTGTTCCTGAACGTTAGCAGCATATCCAGTTGCTTGATATTCGGTTTCAGCAGAACTTTCACCAGGATCAAGATTACTTGGATTAGTAGCAACTGTTGTCAGTCTGATTGTATTAGAACCAGTGGTAAATTTGGGATTAGCAGCAATCTTAGGATCTGGAATATGAAGAGAGAACTGAAGATCACCTTT